TTGCTTGGTGTTATGTGCTTTGGCTTGACCGCTGGCACTGGTGCCTTGTCTGAGTTGTTTGGTGAGGAAAACAAGCACTATGGCATAGTCTTGGTGCGCGGTGCTTGCGCGAGCCACGCTCACCGACACTCAGGGAGCTGGATGGTCGGGCGGGCTAAACAGGAACTTGCTAAACGCGGATATCTGTTCGCCATAGCTTATTCAGACCCAGAGGCGGGTGAAATAGGTACGCTTTATCAAGCAACCAATTGGCACTTTTATGGATTCACGTCTCCGGTAAATTACTTGGTGAGACCTGATGGCAAGCGTGTTGATCCGAAGATCATCCATAAATATGCAAAAAAACGTGGCATATCCAGCCAGCAACAGAGGCAGGATTTTATTGATGAGGGTTACGGATTTCAAAAGGGTAGCCGCAAGCTGAAGTATTTTTTGACCTTTGGTGATAAGCGTTTGGTCAAAAATCTTAAAAAATGCCAAAAGGTAAAGTCTTATCCATATTTGAAGCGGGATATAAGAATGGATAGCCTTTATGAATATTGGAAAAGTGGAGAGGTGGCATGACAAATATATCGGCTCACATTGAGCAAATAGCGCGGCACTATTGGGGCGAACCTAATATGAAGCTGTCGCAGAAAGGCCGGACGCTACGGTTTGGCAATCGTGGATCGCGCGAGGTGCATCTGGGCAAAGGCACTTGGTTTGACTTTGAAACCAACGAGGGCGGTGGCTGCGTGGACTTGGTTCGCATGAACGAGGGCGCCACAATCGCCAGCAATATCCCCGAGATATTAGAGAGAAAATTCGGCATCCAGCGTCAGGCACAGCAGTCTTTGCAGCCAGCGCGGTTTATGTCAGCGGTGTATGACTATATCGACGATCAGGGCGAGGTGCGTTATCAGGTCAGGCGGTTTGAGCCTAAGACCTTTCGCCAGTGTCGCCCTGACGGTAAGGGCGGGTGGCTCTTTAATATGGATGGCGTCGAGGCGCTACCGTATAATCTGCATCACATGATAACCAACCCAGACGCGCCTGTGTTTATCGTGGAAGGCGAGAAGGCGGCGCAGCGGCTATCAAAGCTAAAGCTGGTCGCCACTACGTCGCACGGCGGTGCCAAGAAGTGGCAGCCGGTGCTTAACCAGTATTTCGTTGGCCGCAATGTCGTGGTGCTTGCTGACAACGACGACGCAGGGCGTGAGCATGCGGATATCGTGATCGGCAATCTGTTTGGCGTTGCTAGCAGGATAAAGCGGGTGGAGCTGGACGGCCTACCGGCCAAGGGCGATGTCGTGGATTGGCTCGACAGCGGCAAGGGGATAGACGACCTGATGGCAGCGGTAAAGGCTGCGCCTACGGTGGCTGAGGCTCCGGCGGTAGAGGCTGAGGCGGTTGAGGTGGTCAACGATAATAATGAGGGCGATTACTTCGACTTCGTTGACGAGGATTACCTAATGAACATGCCGCCAATTGAGTGGGCGGTCGGTGAGGGCGACGATGGGCTAATTACGGCGCACGGCTTGAGCATGATCTACGGCCCGCCGGGTAGTGGTAAGAGCTTTATCAGCCTAGATATGGCGCTCTGTCAGGCTCACGGCATTGAGTGGCAGGGCATTGAGACCAAGCAGGGCGACGTGCTGTATATAGCCGGTGAGGGCGTTGGCGGGCTTGGTAAGCGCGTCAAGGCGTGGAAGTCAACGCACGGACTAGGCACAAGCGGTCACTTTCATATGCTGCCGCTGGCCGTAAACATGCGCGATCAGGCTGAGGTTGAGAAGCTGATCCGGTCAATCGACCGGCTGGATAGGAAGTGGACGGCGGTATATATCGACACATTGGCTAGGGCGATGTTGGGCGCTGACGAAAATTCGTCAACAGAAAGCGGCCTAGTAATATCTGCGGCTGACGCTATCCGTAATCATGTGCAGTGTGCGGTCGTGTTTGTGCATCATAGCGGTAAGGCGGCGGAGCGCGGGGCGAGGGGTTCTTCGGCCATCCTTGGGGCTGTAGACACGTCCGTGGTGGTGTCGAAGGACGAGAGCTACATAACGATGCGCGTTGAGAAACAAAAAGATGCCGAGCCTATGGCTGATTTGACGCTGGAGATGACGCCGATTGCGTCTATATCAGGGTCGTCAGTGGTGCTGACAAGGCTGGATGGCGATGAGGCGGCGCGGATAAAGCGGTCGAAGCCACTCAATGCGGATCAGAAAATAGCCCTTGAGGCGCTCAGAAATGTCATCATAGACACCGGCAGAGACCGCGTTCCGTCGCGTGAATGGGCGGATGCACACGGCGGAAAATTGCCCGATAAAGACCCAAAAAGGCGCGGAGATGACCGGACGGCACTAATTAAGAAGGGTTTGGTGGGTGCAGACAAGTGGACAGTGTGGCTAATTAACGAAAACAAAGAGTTAACATAGGATATCCGATTCCGATCGGAACATCCGTCGGATCACTTCGGAATGTCCGTCCGATCCGGTTTCCTTTAGGAACCGGACGGATATTCGGAAAGCGGAAACGGAAGGTAAAAATGGAGGGTGTAATGGCGACTAAAAAGACAACGAGGCAGAGGCCAAAACCTAACAAGGTTTATTATCAACCTACTCAGCCAGCAATGCGTCGGATGCAGGATGCGTTGCATCGGTATGATGATGTCGTGTCTGAGGTTGAGGGGCGTTGGGGTGTAGACCGGCTGGTGTGGGTGTGTGGCAGCAGCGATCTGCGTGACAGGTTTGAACAGCAGATGGATAGGCTCAATGTGGCAATAGACAAATGCGATCCGTCGATAGAGCATGAGGTTGAGGTGACGCTGCGTGGTGTGGCGGCGTTAGAAGCTGCCGCCATAGCTGCTGGCGCGAAACCTTTGACCGGTGACTACATTGAGGGCAGGATGCCTGACGGTAGGGTAATAGCAATAACGGCGACAGGATATGAGGCGGGTAAGGTAAAGCGCGACAATCGTGAGATGGTCGTGTATTCTGTTGATGAGGTAGGGCGGATCATTGAGGGGTTGAACAAAGAGGCTCCTGTGGTTGATGCTATAAAGAACGCTTTTGCCGGAGCTGAGGTTCAGAGCGTTAAGCCGGTTAAATATGACCTAGACGACGAGATTCCGTTTTGAGTGGGGTTCGCACAGTGGAAGATATCGACAATGAGCGCGACGATGTACTGAAGGATCGCGAGTATATGCTCCTCGGCACGTCCACTTGGATTGACGTGAGAAACCTCACGGTGAACGTGCAGCGGGTCGGTAACAGCGTGAAGGTGGATATCTGGCCGAGGGAGTTGATGCGGGGCTATGAGCCTATAGCAAGCGTTGAGGTTCCGTTTAGAGAGGGGAAGGATAATGATAACGCCGGGGGATGGTAGTTGGCAGCGGATGCTCGATCAGGATAGATGCCCGAAGTGTCGAAGCCTGATGACAAAGCTGGTGAATGAACAAAAGATGGTCAGGCGTGAGTGCTTGGTCTGTAACCTAACGATAAACGAAATGGATAGCGAAGATGAAAAGGGCTGAAGTTCTAGACACAGCGAAAGAATATGTGACCAAGGATCGCGCCGCCGATCACGGCAATATGGAAGACAACTTCACAACGATTGCGAAGTATTGGTCAAACCATTTGGGTCACGATGTTACGCCGATTGACGTTGGAATAATGATGACGCTGTTGAAAATAGCGCGGCTGAAGGGCAATCCATATCATCAGGACAATTATGTTGATGGTGCGGGTTATCTGGCTTGTGCGGGTGAGCTGGTGGATCACGATGGGTAAGGTTCTAGAGTTCAAGCGTCATTGGGTCTGGTTCTTTGATGAGCCAGTGACGTGCGACTATTGCCTTCAAGATACGCGTGGCAAGGTTTTTGAAAAGATGCAGTCGATAGTGTGCGGCAATTGCGGTGAGGCGTTGCTGTTGATTGACGAAAAGACCAGCTATGTTTTGACTGTGGATTTCGACGATGAGGATAAAGACGATGTCAGCTAAATCGCCAGACAGCGTGATGATAGAGTTCTTGGAGCGTGTCACTGAGGGCAGATCAGGGCGCGATGTTTGCAAGGACAAAGATATGCCGGGTTGGTCCAGCGTCTGGCGTCGGGTTTGTTCGGACACAGAGTTCGCCGAGAACTATCGTGTGGCAATGCAAAGTCGTGGCATGATCTACGCTGACAAGCTGGATGAGATGGATCGCTTACTGCTGTCAGGCCAGATCACTGAAAGCGCACACAGAACTATCTGCGATAATATCAAGTGGCGGTCGTCTAAGCTTGTGCCTAAGGTCTACGGCGATAGGCAGCAGGTTGATGTGAAGCATGAGGCTGGTGGGTCTTATCTGGAGCTATTGCAGCAGGTAAATAGTGCGGCTCAGTTGAAGCACGTTGAAGTGGTAGAGCAGAGAGAAGACACACAAGCGGAAGCATTACGCGCGCGCGAAATCAACCATATTTCAGTTAACTCTGATCTGCCTAAAAAGCAGGCAAACAAGCGCAAGAAGGGCAAAAAGTTATCCACAGGCAGCTAAGTCATTGTATTTGCACGATACCGTTTGCGCATAATTAACGTTATGCGACATTTCTGCAAAATATGTACAAAGTTAACCCAAAATCGGTTAACACCCCCCCCCATCAAGATATCGCGGGGGGCGGAGATAAAAATATATACCCCTTACCACCCCACCCCCTTCGGAGTTAACGCATGACCACCCGCCGCCACGAAAATGATTTTTACCCAACCCCGCCACTGGCCACACGCGCCTTGGCAGCGGTTGAGGCGTTTCGCGGCGACATATGGGAGCCTGCCTGCGGTAACGGAGCCATCAGCGATATACTGTCGGAGAAAAACGCGGTCATTAGCACTGACTTGCACGATTACGGATTCGGGGCGTCAAACGCTGACTTCTTGGCCGCAGACCAGCTCCTTGCGCCTAATATCGTCACAAACCCGCCCTATAAGCACGCTCAGGCGTTTGTGCAAAAGGCTATCGACCTTGGCGCAGAAAAGCATTGCTGGCTGTTGCGGCTGTCGTTTCTCGAATCCAAGAGGCGCAAGGCCGAGCTTTTTGACGTATCGCCGCCGTCGAGGGTCTGGGTGTTTGCCAGGCGCCTGACGATTTGGCGCGGCGATGAGGCTCCGACCAGCACCGGCACGACGGCATACGCTTGGTTTGTCTGGGATCGCGGCACCACTGACACGAAAATAGGATGGATTTAACATGACCACCACCCCCGCCACCATCGAAGCGATAGCCGCCCTACGCGCCGATCCGACGTTATTTGTTGAGGAAGTCCTGCAAGCCACGCCGCAAAAGTGGCAGGCGGAAGCCCTCAAAGCCATAGCCGAAAACGACCGTGTCGCCATTAAATCCGGCCACGGTGTCGGAAAGACCGCGTTTGAGTCTTGGGTGGTTTTGTGGTGGCTTATGACGCATTATCCGTGCAAGGTCGCCGTCACCGCGAACAGCGCACACCAGCTATCGGACGTATTGTGGACGGAGATCGACCGCTGGGCGCGTAACATGCCGCCCGCGTTCAAGGAGCTGCTGGAGTTCAAGGCTGACAAGATCAGCCTCAAGGGCGCACCCGACAGCTTCGCAGTGGCCAGAACCAGCCGCCGCGAAAATCCCGAATCCCTCGCGGGCTTCCACTCGCCGCACATGCTGTTTGTGGTGGAAGAAGCGTCAGGCGTACCCAACGTCATCTTTGAGACGGCTTCCGGTGCGCTGTCCACCCCCGGCGCCAAAATCATTATGTGCGGTAACCCCACGCGGTCCGACGGTTACTTCTATGACGCCTTCCACGGCGACCGCGAGAAGTGGCACTGCATCACTGTGTCGTGCAGTGAGGGCGAATATGTTGACCCCAAGTTTATTCGCGAGATGGGCGAAAAATACGGCGAGGAGAGCAACGTATTCGCGGTTCGCGTCTTGGGTGAGTTTCCAAAGCAGTCGGACGACGTGCTATTGCCGTTACACCTGATTGAGGATGCGACGAGGCGCGACGTTGAGGCAGGCCCGACCACGCCGGTCGTCTGGGGCTTGGACGTAGCGCGGTTTGGCTCGGATAGGTCGGCGCTGTCCAAGCGTCAGGGCAATATATTGGTCGAGCCGATCAAGACGTGGCAGAATAAGGACTTGATGGAGCTTGCTGGGATTGTGCTTGCGGAGTACGACGCCGTGCCTTACCAGATGCGGCCACAGGCGATCTACATTGACGCCATTGGCCTTGGCGCAGGACTGGCTGACCGGCTGAGGGAGCTGGACATGCCCGCCGTCGGCATATCTGTGTCTGAGACTGCCAGCCTAAAGGCTAAGTTTAATCGCCTGAGGGATGAGCTTTTCTGGCACTGCCGCGAGTGGTTTGAGGCGCGTGACTGCAAAATACCGCAGGACGACACGTTGATATCGGAGCTGTCGGGCATCCGCTATAAGTACCTCTCGACTGGCAAGCTGAAGGTCGAATCCAAGGACGAGATGAAAAGGCGCGGCCAGAGATCGCCTGACGTGGCCGACGCATTTGTGCTGACCTTCGCGGGTCAGGGTGCGGTTGCCGGTGGCTACTCCAGAGGTTATAATTCAAATCGCAGTTTGAAACCAAAAACGAATTGGGTGGTTTAGTGGATCAATTTAGAGGCGCATATCAGCAGGGGCTGCTGGCTGAAGGCGTTGACCCAAATAGCTTCGACCCATACGGCGCTGCCGCCACTGGCTTGCTATTCGCGCCGGGTGCTGGCATTGCCGACCTTACCGGCAACGCGCCTGATCCATCCCGCCCCGGTCAGATGCTGCCATCGTTTTACGAGAACATTAGCGGCGGAAACTACCTAGACGCCGGTTTGCAGGCACTAGGCGGCGCTGGTGACGCGGTTCAGATGATGGGCGCTGCGTTTCCGCCTTTGGTAGCTGTAGGGGCTGGCATGAAGCTACCTAGAGGGATTAGGGCGTTCCACGGCTCGCCTTATGATTTTGATAAATTTAACATAGACAAAATTGGAACTGGTGAAAAAGCGCAAATGTACGGTCACGGCCTGTATTTTGCTGAGAACCCAAAAGTCGCTAGAGATTATAGAGACCAGCTAACTGAGCCGCCGTTTGAGTACAAGATTGGCGGAATGTCTGTGCCTAAGATGTACAAAGACGCGATAAATAAAGAAAATTATGAGCTGGCAGAGGTTTTGGAGCAGGTTCAACTTCACGACACGCCTACGGACTTGCAGGACAGATTTATCAGTCAAGGATATTCAAAAGACACAGAGGATTTTGTCAAATCATTAGATTATGACACTTTGAAGGGTGCCGACGAAAGTGGCGCTGAAGTTCCGCTTGGCCGTCAATATGAGGTCAATATCGACGCCGATCCTGAGATGATGCTTGATTGGCAAAAGCCTTATAAGGATCAATCAGAGGCTGTTAAAAAAGCTATTGATGAGGCTGGCTATAAGCCTGACGATGAGCGAATGACAGG